CTAATAAAATTGAATGTCTAAAACCTTGATTTTACCGTCTTTCTTCTCGAATTCAATTTGTTTTATCATTTCTTGGACAAATTGTCTTTTCTCTTCACTAGTAAGGACAGACCAGTTTTCTTTAAACATCCTTACTAGCTCTTTAGCTCGTTCAATATCAATAGGCTTTTTAGGGGGATGGGAAATCTGCTCTTTTTCGAGTTCAGCAGTTGCTTTTTGTAAAGCTTCTTTAGTTTCTGACATCAACTGTTCGAACTCTTGGTCTGTCATTAAATCCATAGACCAAGCTTTTTGATATTTTTTTCTTTGTTTTTCAATACTGATTATTCTTTGATGAAGCTTTTCATAGTCCTGTTGTTTCTCTTCCGGTATTTTCGGTACACGCTTAAGTTTTAAATTTTGCATATACTCAATTAAAGCTTTTTCAAATTTTTTTTCACTGCCCCCAATAGTGGGGCGTTTATTCAAAAGACAAGCTTGGCACCTATAATGATTACTTTCAACGTGTTTATTGTCTCTTTTCCTGAAATACTTAGAGCGCTCACTTGTAAGCCGATTTCCGCAATTTGGGCAGATTATTTTTGTTTGGAATATGAAAATTGAGTAGGTTTCTCTTTTCTTAAAATTTTGCCGGTCGTGTAATATTTTTTGTAGCTGATCAAATTCCTCTTTAGAGATATAGCCCTCAAAAGCATCTTCAATTATTTCATCACCCCACCGAAAAGCGCCGTACAGTACCGGATTTTTCAACATTACGAGTATAGATGCTATATGCCATTTATATCCCCTTCTAGGCATAGCATCAGATTCGTCGAGATAGTCTGCCAATTCTCTAAGTGAATAACCTTTTTTGATCTTATCAATCATATCTAAGAGTATTTCACCCTCTTGAGGATTCTTGACCAGGTACTCACCTTCTTTTGTGAAACCAAAAGGGGCAGGAGCACTATATTGTCCCTGTCGAGCCTTTTCGACTTGGCCCATTTTTACCCGTTCCCCTAAATTCTCTCTTTCCCATTGAGCCATGGCAGCAACTAACGTGATAAAAAGACGGCCAGTTGCTGACCCCGTATCATAGACCTCAGTGGCGGACCTGAAAACGGCATTGTACTTGTCAAAGTAGTCTAAAAGAGAGTAGAGGTCACGAACAGACCGAGTCAGCCTGTCGAGCCTATAGACTAGAACTGTGTTAATTATGCCTTGTTCTATATGTCTGAGCATTAATTCCAGTGACGGTCTATGTATATCTTTAGCTGATTTTCCTTCGTCTATATAAAATTTATAGTTTGCCCATCCCTGGGAAACGCAATAGGCTTTTAGTTTTTCCTTTTGGGCAGCTATTGAATAGCCTTCCTTTGCTTGCTCTTCTGTCGAAACCCTAACGTATATCCCGACACTCTTTTGGTTGCTTTCCTCCATTAGATTCAAGTGAAGCTCCTTTCTAGAAACATATGTTCTGTTTTGAGGTTAAAAATTTTTAAACTCGGATAAATCCTTTAAATGCGCTAGCTCTGCAGGCACCCCATTCATCACAGCGACATCTTTTAGGGTAAAATTCGTATTTTTGTACTGGCTTATAACCCAATCTGGTAGAAGAAGTTCAACGGCAAAAGTGTTTGCCTCAACTTCCACCTTATCAACTGAGAAAAGAGTATGCTCTTTCATGAATGGGGTATTAGCGCGAGGGTGTAATTGTGCGTGCCCAAGTTCATGACCGCAGACAAATGTTTTTTTACCCTGGCTTAAGTTTGAATTGATAACGATGTATTTGTTTCTTTTGTCGTATTTATAAAACCCCATTATTTCATGGTGTAAGTCCCATTGAATGACATTAATATTTAGATATGATGCAAGTTCATAAGGATTACTGGTTTTATACTTTTTAATTAGTTTTTGCACAGCTGCTTTTATCAAAGTATAAGGCCCCCTATTCTTGATCGTCTTTTCTGTATTTCTTTGGTGTGTATTTCTTATTGATTCTTTGTGTTTGACGAACGATGTGCTCCATTGCTTCCATGAGAGACTCAACGGCTTCGGGACTCATAGGCTCACCAGAGAAGCTTAGTCCGTCCGAGTTCTCTAAGTCCCTTCTTATTTCCTCCATACGCTTTGCAATGTCTTTTTCTTCTTTAGCGTTATATTCTGCAGGCTCTTCTTTTATAAGGTTTTCTTCACCAACAATTGCAGAGACCTGCACACCAAGTGCCCCTGCTACAGATTCCAAAGTGGAAAGGCTTGGGTTGTATCTATCTCTCTCAATATCTGCAAGGTATGAACGAGAAAGATTTGCCTTGTCAGCCAGTTGTACTTGAGTTAACTTCCGTTCCTTCCTAATAGCTTTAATTCTCTGCCCTACAGTCATGATTTTATCTCCTTTACAACACAGCAAGGCCTAAAAAGCTCCCATTGTGTCGCGTGTCGTTTAGTATGACACAATTATAGTACCCAAATGTCGGAAATACAATGCTAAAAATGACGGAAATACAAGTATTTTTTAGCAAAATGACGGAAATACAAGCTAAATACTCTCTAAATCTTTAAAATGCTTGAATTTCGTCATATTTCGACTTTTACAAAATGTCGTGAATACCGTACAATTTAGCCATACCTTAACGGGAGGTGATAAACATGCTGGATGGGAAAAAGCTTGGAGCTTTAATCAAGCATAAAAGGAAAGAAAGGCACTTGAAGCAGACAGAAATGGCGCAGGCACTGGGCCTGTCTAGGACTTACCTTTCTGACATCGAAAATGGAAGATATCTGCCGAGCACAAAGACACTTTCCAGAATAGCGATTTTTATAAATCTGGATTTAAATGTGTTAAAAATGACGGAAATACAAGTAGTTAAGGAGGGTGGATATGAAAGAGCTTCCGGCACATGTAGAAGACAAGCTTTATGAGTTTTTTATGAAGCTATCAGTTCCAAGGTTGCTTGAAAAAGAAGCCTTGGAGAAAGGAGGGGGTTCAAATGCAGAGGGAAAAGGCAATTGAACTTGCAGCCTTCTTCGCTGAATTTGAGCAGAAGATGCGAAAAATGAATAGATCCAAAATTGCGGATTTTTCTCACAACCAAATGCTTAAATACTGCAGGGCTTATCTTGTAGCAAGACCTACAGTGTAAAAAAGCCGCCTTTGCCGAGGCGACCCATTGTAAAACAAATAACGCCGCAATTATATCACGCGGACCAAAAATATGAAACCGGAGGTTTTACCATGTCAGCCATTAGCTCAGTTTCTCAAGCGAACGCGTTTTTCCAAGACCTTAACCAGGCAAAGAAAGACCGTTCGGCATTAGCTTCAAGTATTAACGCTCGGACAGCTCGTTTGGTCGCTTTCTTAAGACAGAACGGTCCTGTACTTGTTTACCGTGATGACAAGGCGACGATAATCGAAGCCGTCAAAAAAGTCTCTACTAAATTCGATAAGGCAAAGCTTGGAAACATCGTAGGCCTGCCAGCGTCAAAGTTAAATCCTATCACGATTGCTGAACTCGTTGAAAAGGGCAAAGTCACTGCGGCCCAGGTCGAAGACTGCCAATACGAGGAAGAGGATTACAAATTAAAAATTCGCAAAGCAAAAAAGAAAGAAATTGCGGCTTTCCGCAATCAAAAATAGGAGGTTGTACTTATGAATATCACTTTAAAAATTGAAGCACCGGAGCTTGCTAAATCGCTCCAAGCATTAGCAGACGCACTTTCTGCGAGCCCTCTGTCCGTAAATAAGGCTGCTGAGGTTAAGGCCGAAAAGGAAAAGGCTGCAGAGAAAAAGCCGGTTGAAGTTAAAAAGGAGCCTGAGACCGAAGCAAACCAGAAAGCAGCCCAGGAGGACGCGCAGGAAATTGATATTAAAGTCGTTCGCCAAAAGTTGGCTGAAAAATCCCAGGAAGGCAAACAAGCCGAGATAAAGCAGCTATTCGCGAAATACGGCGCTAAAAAGCTGACCGAGGTTCCAAAAGAGCATTATGCGGAATTACTTGAACTGGCGGAGCAGCTATGACGCAGGGGCATGCCGATAGAGCCCACGCGAAGTTATCTGCGTCAGGCTCAAAACGCTGGCTCACCTGTACGCCAAGCGCGCGTTTAGAAGATCAGTTTGAAGAAACGACAAGTGAGTTTGCAGAAGAAGGGACCCTGGCACATGAAGTGTCAGAGGTGCTGCTTCAATACCACATTGGGCAAATTTCTAAAGCTACACGGACGCGACGACTAAACAAGCTAAAAAAGCATGAGTTATATTCTGATTCAATGCTGGAATATGTCACGACCTATTCAGATTTAGTGATTGAAAAATTTAATGCTCTTGAGGCTGACAAAGGCGACGCGACTATCTTACTTGAACAGCGCTTAGATTTCAGCGAGTGGGTTCCCGAAGGCTTTGGGACCGGTGACGCTTTGATCATAGCTGATGAAGTTATGGAAGTGATAGACCTGAAATATGGGAAAGGCGTACCCGTGGAAGCAGAACAGAACACTCAAATGATGCTCTATGCATTAGGGGCACTAAATCAATTTGGCGCTCTATATGACATCGAATTTGTTCGTATGACAATTGTACAGCCGCGACTAGATAGCGTATCTACATATGAGCTATCAGTATCTGAGCTTATGGCATGGGCCAATGAATTTGTTAAACCCCGGGCGCAAATGGCCTGGAAGGGTGAGGGTGACTTTGAAGCCGGTGAACACTGCAGATTCTGCAGGGCAAAAGCGACCTGTGCAGCAAGGGCTAAGAAAAATCTAGAGTTAGCGCGGTTTGATTTTCAAAAGCCTGAGCTTCTATCAAAGGAGGACCTAGGGGCAATTCTCTACGAAGCAGAAGAGCTCAAAAGGTGGGTTAAGGATGTACAAGATTATTCCCTAGCACAAGCCGAACATCATGGGGAGAAGATACCTGGCTGGAAACTTGTTGAGGGAAGAAGCAACCGCAAATATGCGGACAAAGATGCAGTGAAAAATGCTCTCTTGGCCGAAGGCTACGAACCGGAACAAGTGCTTACAAAACCGGAGGTTCTGGGAGTATCAGCTTTAGAAAAAAGTATTGGCAAAAAAGCATTTAATGAATTACTGCAAGACCTGGTTATAAAACCGGCAGGGAAGCCAACTCTTGTCCCTGAATCGGACAAACGGCCTGAATTAAATTCAACTGAATCAGCAATAGCTGATTTCAAATAATGGGGGATTCTACTTTGGAAAATTATCAATATGAACGTGCTCAACTTCGTAAAACAGAGGCAACTTTGAATTCTGATTTCTGGGTAAATGCTGATGGGGAAATCAAGCCATTAGCTGAAATGGAGAAAGGATACTTACACAATATTCTACATTTCCTGTATAAAAAGCGCGATTGGTATTGGCTTAATTGCAAAGATACTAAGCTAATTGAGAGTTATCGAGATGGTGATGAATTTTTCCAACACGTTATTAGAAAGAGTACAATTTGGACTTCGATCATTAATCAGCTGCAAACACCAGAAGAAAATTTCAATTTTACTTTTAGTACACCTAAATCATTTAACTGAGACAGCTATTGCTGATTTCAAATATCAAAAAAAACTCAAATAAAAGGAGACATGCAAAATGGCAGTTAACAAAAACACAAACACAAAGGTAGTAACAGGAAAGGTGCGCTTTTCATATCTTCATGCTTTTCAACCTCATGCAATTGAGGACGGCCAAGAGCCAAAATACAGCACTGCAATTCTTATCCCGAAAACTGATAAGGACACATTAAGAAAAATCAAAGCCGCAATTGAAGCAGCTAAACAAGCTGGCGCTAGCAAATGGGGCGGTAAAATCCCAGCAAACCTCAAAACACCTTTGCGCGATGGGGATGAAGAAAGACCAGATCAGGAGGAATATGCAGGCTGCTATTTCTTGAATGCCTCAAGCAAGACTAAACCAGGCATTGTAGATAAACACCTAAATGACATTATTGATTCAGAAGAACTTTACAGTGGTTGCTACGGCCGCGTTTCAATTAACTTCTACGCGTTCAACACAGCCGGAAACAAAGGGATTGCTTGCGGTTTAAATAACATCCAAAAACTTGAGGATGGGGATTACCTGGGCGGTCGCTCACGAGCTCAAGATGACTTTGATGCAGTTGATGACTTTGAAGATGATGACGAAAGCTTTTTAGATTAAAAGAACTATGAGGGGAGACGAGAGTTTCCCCTTTTTAATAGATTGGGAGTGAAAACATGTTTAATCCATCAGACTGGTATATCACACCTCAAGAATATGAACGGGCAGCTAAAAACGGTATTGACAAAATACGCCTTGAAAGAAGAATACGTTTCTCAGGATGGGATAAAGAAAGGGCTATAACAACACCAGTAAAAAAACGCAAGCCAAAGTCAAAATGGGCTGATGTTGCAGTATCAAACGGAATTCACCGAAACTTATTTTTTGCCCGTGTGAATAGGCTGGGCTGGGATGAAGAAAAGGCCGCGACAACCCCGGCATCTGACGTGAGGGAGAACATGAAAAAAGTACAAAAGCATTCGTCTCGTAATAAACACTATCGCCATTCCCCTGAGTTGATAGCTCTTGCTGAGTCGAACGGCATTAAATACCTGACCTATATTAATCGGGTCAATAACTGCGGAATGGACCCTTATGAAGCTGCAGTTACACCCCTTAGAACTCGTAAAGAGGTTGCCGAACTCGGACGTAAAGCTTTCCAAGAAAAATACGGGGATGTAAACGGGCTATTTTTTCAAAAAAGGCGGGCTTCTAATTGAAAACTTTATCAATTGATATAGAAACATTCTCAAGCGTTGATCTTTTAAAAGCAGGCGTTTATGCGTACACAGAAGCTCCTGACTTTGAAATTTTGTTGTTTGCTTATGCTTTCGATAATGACCCTGTAAAAATAATTGATCTGGCCCAGGGAGATACGCTACCGCATGAGGTGCTTGTGGCGCTGACAAGTTCGAAGGTAATCAAGACGGCATATAACGCTAACTTTGAAAGAACGTGTATTGCAAAGCATTTTAATTTAATGCTGCTTCCGGCGCAGTGGAGGTGTACAGCTGTCCACGCTACGACTTTAGGGCTTCCTGGGAATCTAGACGGGGTGGCAAAGGCGCTAAAACTATCGGAACAGAAGGACAAGGAAGGGAAAGCCCTCATTCGTTACTTTTCAGTTCCATGTAAACCAACCAAGGCGAATGGGCAAAGGGTTAGGAATCTACCCGAACACGACCTGGAGAAATGGGAGAAATTTAAAGACTATTGTGTCCAGGATGTTGAAGTGGAACGTGCAATCAAAAACCGTATTTCCAAGTTTGAACCTTTGGAGTCTGAACATAAATTATGGGCGTTAGATCAAGAAATAAATGATAGAGGCGTTCGGATAGACGTGGACCTGGTCAAGCATGCAATAGCCTGCGATGAACAATATCAGGCCGGTTTAATGGCAGAGGCTAAGAAGTTGACCGGTCTGCCCAACCCAAACAGTACGGCGCAATTAAAAAAGTGGCTTGAAGAGAAGGGACTTACTGTTTCCAGTCTAGCTAAAGACAAAATCGAGGAACTTATTGAAAACACAAACGATGAAACTGTTCACAGGGTTTTGAGATTAAGGCAAGAAATGGCGAAAACCTCAGTTAAAAAGTATCTGGCAATGGAGAAAGCTCTTTGCCCTGATAATCGTGTTCGCGGCTTACTTCAATTTTACGGGGCCAGCCGTACTGGCAGATGGGCCGGACGTTTGGTTCAAGTTCAGAATTTGCCACAAAACAAGATAGAGGACCTGGACACAGCCAGGAACTTATTGAAGGGCGGGCACTATGAAGCGATCGAATTGCTTTATGGTCAAGTTCCTTTTGTACTATCTCAGCTTGTTAGAACAGCTTTTATCCCGTCAGAAGGTAATGAGTTTTATGTCTCTGACTTCTCGGCCATCGAGGCCCGTGTAATTGCTTGGCTTGCAGGAGAAGAATGGCGTTTGGAAGTGTTCAACACTCACGGGAAGATTTACGAGGCTTCGGCAGCACAAATGTTCAAAGTTCCGGTTGAGTCAATCACTAAAGGCAGCCCATTAAGACAAAAAGGTAAAGTGGCCGAATTAGCTTTAGGCTACCAGGGCGGAAAAGGTGCGCTTATTCAGATGGGTGCCCTAAACATGGGCTTAGCAGAGGATGAACTTCCTGAGCTTGTAAAAGCTTGGCGGACAGCAAACAAAAAGATAGTTAAGTTCTGGTATGACGTAGAAGCCGCGGCAATTAAAGCAGTTAAAGAGAGAAAGCCAGTTAAGCTTCAGCACGGCCTAACTTTCTTATATGAAGCCGGCATTTTGTTTGTACAGCTACCGTCAGGCAGACGCCTGGCATATGCGAAGCCAAAACTTGAACTGGATGAGCGCTTCGGTAAAGAAGCACTTACGTATGAGGGGAAACTTGAGTCTGGTAAGTGGGGGCGGTTGAACACATACGGCGGCAAGCTTGTCGAGAATATCGTTCAGGCAACTGCACGGGATTGTCTGGCTATTACCCTTATGCGTTTAGACAATGCTGGCTATAAAACTGTCATGCACGTTCATGATGAAGCTGTCCTGGATGTTCCCCGTGGGAAAAATGAATTGGGGAAAGTAGAGGCCATTATGGGAGAGCCTATTTCTTGGGCTAAGGGTCTACCCTTGACCGCGGACGGCTTTGTCACAGATTACTATAAAAAAGATTAATAGCAGGGGCTGAGATTATGAATTTTATACGAAGTCTAATAGCCTTATTCGGGCTTTTATTCTCAGTGAGGAAGAAGGAATCAGAATACTTCGATTGGATAGAAAGGGATGGTAAGTGATGGCTATTATTAAAAATTATTCACTTGGCGATTTTGGCTGCATCGGGACCGAAACCGAGTTTATTTTGATCATCAAAAATAAAATTTATGGGCCCTGGGGTAATGAGCGCTTTGAATCAGTTTTAAATACTCTAGAAGGCGTACTTGAACAGCCTCGAAAATTAGTACCTTTAGCAGAATGAAAAGGGGGAGTGTCCGGTGATGGAAACAGCTTTAAAAAATCGAGTGCAGCATGACGGGTCTATCACCATAGCAATTGGGCGCAACCGTTGGGATAAGGCTTGGAAAAATAAAGACATGCTATGGTCCGATCTGCTGAGAAAATTATCAACACCAAATTACACGAATGAAACCTATGCCGAATATAAAAAGATGTCCAAGTCACAGCAGGACCAAATAAAAGATGTTGGCGGGTTTGTTGGGGGCTCTTTAAAAGGTGGTCGCCGGAAAACAGATACAGTAGCCTGGCGTCAAATTGTCACCCTAGACGCCGATTTCATAAAAGGCGATCTCTGGGCGTCAGTAGAAATGATGTACGACTTTGCATGTGCAGCCTATTCAACACATAAGCACAGCAAAGAAACGCCACGCTTGAGACTAGTGATTCCGTTAAGGCGGGCCGTTACACCTGATGAATACCAGGCAGTATCGCGCAAACTAGCAGCTGATATTGGTATTGATTTTTTCGATGATACGACTTATCAGCCTCACCGGTTGATGTACTGGCCGTCAACGTCTAAAGACGGCGAATACGTTTTTAAATTACAAGATGAAGCCTGGCTTGACCCCGATGAAGTTCTAGCCAGCTATGAAGACTGGACCGACCCATCATATTGGCCGGAATCATCCAGGATTCAAAAGAGCCGGCAAAAGCTTGCAGATAAACAAGGTGATCCTCATGAGAAAAACGGAATGGTCGGAGCCTTCTGCCGAACATATTCGATTCCGGAAGCAATTGAAACGTTTTTATCTGACGTCTATGAAGAAGCTGGGCCAGGGCGTTTCACTTATAAGGAAGGGTCCACTAATGGTGGTTTAATTCTCTACGACGACGAAAAATTTGCATATTCCCATCACGGGACGGACCCGGTCGGAGGTCTTTTAGTCAATGCTTTCGATTTAGTTAGAATCCATAAGTTTGGTATGCGTGATGAAGAAGCTGACCCAAATACGCCGGTTGTTCGTCTGCCATCATTCACGGCTATGTCGGATTTTGCTTTAAATGATAAAAATGTAAAACGCACAATCGGGCAAGAAAAGCTGGCCCAGGCGAGTGAAGAGTTTGGGGTTGTTGACGATTCGGACATGGATTGGTTGGAGCATCTGGACGTAAAGAAAAACGGTGATGTTCTTTCGACGGCCAAAAACATTATCTTGATTCTGCAGAATGACCCCCGGCTTGCTGGGAAAATCGCATGGAATGACTTTTCACATAGGGCTGCCGTTTTGGGTGATCTGCCTTGGCGTAAATTATCGGAGGGAGATTACTGGACGGACAGGGACGATGCCTCTTTAAGAAACTACTTAGAGACAATCTATAAAATTTCCGGACAAGGCAAGGTTCATGATGCCTTAATGGAGGTTCAAGGGAAAAATAAATTTCATCCGGTGCAAGATTATTTAAACAGCTTAGAATGGGACGGGCTGCCCCGTCTTGACACGCTTTTTATTGAATACCTGGGCGCAGAGGATACGGAGTATGTCCGGGCCGTTACTCGGAAGATTTTCACTGCAGCCGTTGGACGCGTTCTTAAGCCAGGCGTGAAATTTGATAACGTTCTGGTCATGGTAGGGCCCCAGGGTGTGGGGAAAAGCTTCATCATTAAAAAACTCGGAATGGGTTGGCATTCTGACTCAATTACAACAGTTCAAGGGAAAGAAGCCTATGAACAATTGCAAGGTGCCTGGCTGATAGAGCTCGCCGAATTGTCTGCGACCCGGAAAGCAGAAGCTGAGGCAGTAAAGCACTTTATTTCCAAGCAGGAGGACAGCTATAGGGTTGCATACGGCCGACAAATATCTGTTTTCCCGAGACAATGCGTTTTCTTTGGTTCTACTAACGATGTGACTTTCTTGAAAGACCGTACAGGGAACCGACGCTTTTGGCCCGTTGTTGTGGCATCACAGGAAAGAACAAAAAGCATTTGGAAAGACCTTAACCAATATGAGATTGACCAGATATGGGCTGAGGCCGTTGATTGTTGGCTCGAAAAAGAGCCCCTTTATCTCACAGGCGAGTTAGAAGAGGCCGCCAAAGAAGCCCAAGAGGCACACACCGAAGACAGTGCAAAAGCTGGCCTGATTGAGGAATATTTAAACACTCTTCTTCCCGAAGATTGGGCGAGGAGAGATATTAGTGAAAGGCGTCGATTTCTCCATGATCGTGATTTTGGCGAGAGTGAAAAAGGCACTGTGAAGCGTGACAAGGTTTGTGCTATGGAGGTGTGGGTGGAGTTATTTGAAGGAGACCCTAAGCAAATGAGCCCAATTCAGGCGCGTGAAATAAATGATATTTTGCGGCGCCTGCCAGGATGGGGCGCGCACACGACAGGCCGCGGCAGGCTTTATTTTGGGAAAAATTACGGCCACCAAAGGGCGTTTATACGGGTCTAAAAACCTGTGTCCATACTCAAAAACCTGTGTCCATACTGGTTTTGGAAATCTTTTAATCGTGTGTCCATGTGTCCATGGAATGTGTCCATGTTTTTAGAGTATGGACACACGAAAAAACCAGACGTATCAAGGGGGAACCCTCTATATGTGTCCATTGTGTCCATATTTTCTATATAAATATAAAAATAAAAGAATATAGCGTATACGCATAAGAAAATCCCTATAATCTCTTTATTTCAACAATCTATACAGGGTGACGGCCTCATGGATACATGGGGGTAAACATAAAAGGGGTGAAGGCAGTTTTGAAGGAAAGTCAATTAGAGCGACTTCTCAAACGGGAGGTTGAAAGGTATGGAGGCAAGGCGATGAAATTCGTATCCCCAGGTTTATCTGGGGTGCCTGATAGGCTTGTGCTTTTACCTGGGGGAAGGGTTGTCTTTGCGGAAATGAAAGCGCCGGGAGAAAAGCCAAGACCTCTGCAACTAAAACGCAAAAAGGATTTAGAAGCATTAGGCTTTGAGGTTCAAGTGTTAGATTCAACAGAATCAGTAAAAGCTTTTGTTGGGAGGGCATTTCATGGAGTTCAAACCGCATCAATATCAAGAGCACGCAATCAAACACATAATTGAAACTGAGGCAGCAGGTCTATTTCTTGATATGGGGATGGGGAAAACCGTAAGTACATTAACAGCAGTATCGGACCTCCTGTATGATTATTTTGATGTATCAAAGGTCTTGGTAATCGCGCCTTTAAGGGTGGCAGAAGATACTTGGTCAAGGGAAACAGAAAAATGGGACCACACTTCCCATTTAAAAGTATCGAAGGTATTGGGCCCTGAATCATCCAGAATTATGGCCCTAGATACTAAAGCTGACATATACGTTATTAACCGTGAAAATGTTGAATGGCTTGTTAATTTTTATGGCAAAGAATGGCCCTTTGACATGGTGGTGATAGATGAGCTTTCCAGCTTTAAATCATCTAAGGCAAAACGGTTCCGGGCCTTGAAGAAAGTTAGACCATTTATAAAAAGAATTGTGGGCCTGACAGGAACGCCCGCCCCAAACAGTTTGATTGATTTATGGCCGCAAATGTATTTGTTAGATCAGGGAGAACGATTGGGCAAAACCGTCACCAGTTATAGGGAGAAATACTTTCAGCCTGATCAAAGAAATAGAACTGTTATATACAGCTGGAAGCTTAGAGAAGGAGCCGAAGAAGCCATTCATAAAAAAGTGTCTGACATTTGCATTAGTATGCAGGCTAGAGACTGGCTTGAACTGCCTGAACGAATAGACAATGTTGTGAAAGTACGAATGCCTGACAAAATTAAAGCGAAATACAAACAACTTGAAAAGGATTTGCTTCTTCCATTTTTAGATGGCGATGTTGTGGCTGATACTGCAGCAGTTCTTTCAAACAAACTATTGCAGCTGGCGAACGGTGCCGTATATGACGAAAATGGAGAAATTCAAAAACTTCATGATGAAAAACTAAATGCTTTAGAGGACATAGTGGAAGCAGCCAACGGCAAGCCTATTCTTGTCTTTTATTCATACAAGCACGATCTTGAACGCATTCAGCAAAAATTTAAGAAGGCAAAGACGTTAGACAGCAGCAAAGAGATAGGTGACTGGAACAAAGGAAAAATTGAAATGCTTTTAGCACATCCAGCATCTACAGGGCACGGACTAAATTTACAGGATGGAGGCCATATCATTGTATGGTTTGGGATGACTTGGAGTCTTGAACTGTATCAGCAAGCAAATGCAAGACTTGACCGTCAAGGGCAAAAACATAGTGTAATCGTGAACCATCTTGTCACAGAGGGCACTGTGGATGAAGATGTTATGCGGGCTTTAGAGGGTAAAGCCGTCGGGCAAAATGCTTTAATGGAGGCAGTTAAAGCAAGATTGGAGAAATTAACATGACAGCAGAACAGCTTTCATTTATGAGTCCAGTGGATGCAAGAGCCGTAAGAAAAATAGTTATCAAAGAGTTAAAAGATTATAGAGCCTTAAAAGTACAAATTGAAAACAAGAGAGAATGCGAAAGCGCGGGCATGAGTCTTTTTCCTTCTCTTAGGGATTCTCATAATATCAATGAGCTAAAGGTAAAGCAGATGGAACGGGCGTTACAAAATAGTCTGGATGACTTAGAACGTTTAATCATTGAGAAGAAGTATCTTACAGCATCTGCAGTAAAGGACATAAGCATATATATGGATTTGGGCATCAAGAAAAACACTTATTACGAACTGAAAAAAAGGGCGATATACCGCCTTGCTACAGCACTTGGAATTATCTGAGTGCTTTTTCTTTTGGACAAAAAACGGACTTTTAAGGATACAAAAAGGGGCCCAAAAAAGGAGACTATTTATGTTTGAAATCCCGATAAACTTTACCTATCAACGAAATGCGATAAATAAAACTTATCAAAATATACGGGAGATGCGTCTTTCCCTTATCAAGACGAATTCGGATACGGAACAAAGGTGTTGAGGAATGAAGCCAAAACGAGAGGAACATTCTGAGCCTGGATAGCAGCTAGTCTGAGGCGTCCGTATCGGGAGAATAGTGATATCGTGTTTCATTGTGCGATCTTGCTATACTTGGCTTCCTCTCGGAGTATGTGTGAGATCAATTTTGATAGCATTTAGCGTAAGAGGGTAATAGATTAGCTGACATAGAACTTTTTTTTCGACAAATTCTGCAAATTGTTCCTTCACTCTACTATTTCACCGATAATAGAGATGTAGGAGGATGAGTATTATGAAAATATTAGACGATCCAAATATAAATTGGGATGCAATATCAGCTTTATCAAACTTTGCTGTAGCGATTGTAACACTAATAACTGTTTTTATTACATTATATTTTTCTTGGAATAATGTAAGAACAAAATACAAAACCGTCTTAAATAAGGTTGGGGATATTCAAAAGCATGGTTTCTATAGGGTAAGACTAATAAATAAGGGATTTGTGCCATTAACCATATTGGATAAAGGGATATTAGTCCATAAATTTAGATGGAAGAAAAGAAGCAAACAAATTATATATCATGAAAATCTTAAAGACGGAGTTAAACTAGATATCGGAGAAAGAGAAAATATTATTATTAAAGGAACAATATTAAATAAAAAGTTACTAGAGCTTGATTATAATCCAGGTGATCATGTAACATTGGTGGCTTTTTTTATTGATCCTGCTAATAAAGTGTATTCTAAGAAATTCGCTGTTGCTGTTTTTGCTGAACAACAGCAGCCAGAAGTTAGTTTGAATATGGATAGATTACAAAACACAAGCACCGAATAATGGTGCTTTTTTATATTCTTTGTAAACTGCTTCCGGTAAAGCTCAGGGAGAACTATAGGCGGTTAACAGCTTGAGTGCGGTGGCGGTTTAGAAAGAATATGAAGGAGGGATAGCATGAGCGAGGCAAAGAAAAAGCATGAGTTTTTGAAAAGTATTATGAGTGTGGTAGAGCCAGATGAATTTGTAGCTGCCCGAAATAAAGCTGCTGATGAACTTATTGAAGAGTTAAAAAAGAATTGCTACACGTATGGTGACATTTTAAACGCTTTGAATGACTTGCCGATTTACAATTTCACATCTGAACAGAGAGAAATTATAGATACAGCAAAGGGAATTATTGAGGTTCAAATGAGGGCTGTTAGGTGCCGTTAAAAAGATGTAACGCGCCAGCCTGCCGAAACTATGTGGACTGGACACAGCGTTTTTGTGAGAAGCACAAGGGCTATGCTGACAAGCAGTACAACAAAGATGTGAGGTACAACAGGGAGAACAATAGACGCTATTCCTATTACCATTCGAGAGAGTGGAAGCTTCTTCGTGAACAGAAGCTTAGAGAAAGTAACTATCATTGTGCCGTCTGCGCCTCACAGGGACGTTTAAATAAGGCTAATAGGTTAGTAGTCCATCATAAGTTTAAAGAGCTTAGAGACGTTTTAAACGATGATCAGGCACGTACTGATTTAAATAATCTTGAGGTGTTATGTCAGTATCATCATAACCAAGTCACGTTTGGGAAAGGAGAATAACAAATGGGATATGCTTCAAGACCAACCATTAGAGCACCAAAGGTTCCTAAAAAAGAGCCTATGAATCCAAATAAATTTGCAGGTCTTATGCGGTGTGGCGTACTTACAGTAAACGAAGTTAGAGAGTATCATGGTCTTTCCCCAATTGTGGGTGGAGAATCAAAAATTTTTAACGGGAAAATGAATTAAGTCCCCCCGAACTTTAACCGGGTACCAAAAAATTTTTCCTGGGCATCGGCGCCCCCTCAACTTTGTAAAAAATGTTGAAATGAAATTTTGAGATTTGCTATTTTAGCCGGATTTTGAATACTGAAATATTACGCGCGATCCCTTATCTCGTATGAGTTGATCGGCGTTTTTGTCGTTCGCTGATTTTACCGAAATTTATGTGATGTATTTTGGACGAAAGGTGGTGGTTTTGATTGGCGAGACGAAAACAATTAACGGAAACGTTAAAAGGACAAATTACCAACGAAGAGCGGGAAGAGCGTCTGCAGCAGGAAGAAAAACTCAAAGATTTTTCGCCCTTGCAAGAAAAGCCACCATACTGGTTGTCCACTATGGCGAAGAATGAATGGCGGCGCATCTACCCGCACATTATCAATTTGCCAATCTCTGAATTAGATTCGACATTGCTTGCGATCTATTGCAACAGCTATGCACAGTATCGAGAAGCGATGGCCGATATAGCCAAAGACGGCCAAGTCATGTTTGAAAAAAAACAGCCGGGGTGAGACGGTTAAAAAAGAAAAAATCCATCTGTGGACATAATGAACAGCATGTCTAAAGAGATCCGGGGTATTGCCGGCCAGCTTGGTCTGTCTCTGGATTCACGTCTACGAATCGTGGGCCTCGACAGCGACAGTGAGGAAGATGATGAGTTTGGAGCAATGGCGATAGATGAAGATTGAACATCTTGACCCCGGCACGCTTTACGCGAAAAAGGTTGTCAGCGGAGAAATAACGGCATGCAAGAAAGTCATAAAAGCCTGTCAGCGTCACCTGAGAGATTTGGAAAGAGCAGCTGACCCTTCTTATGAATATGAATACAGACCAGAAAAGGCAAAAAAGGTCATTAAGTTTCTTGAGATGCTGCCAGATATATCAACTGGAAAGCCCACAAAGCTGGCTTTGTTTCAAAAGTTCATTGTGTACATGCTCTATGCTTGGAGGAATAAAGAAACCGGCTTTCGGCGATTCACCAAAGCGTATATAAGCATGGCGAGAAAGGGCGGTAAATCTGTACTTGTAGCGGGGCTATCATTGTATGAGCTGATTTACGGCGAAGCACCTAAGTTTGACAGGCAAATTTATGCGACAGCTAATTCAAGAGGCCAGGCGAAAACCGTCTTTAAAATGATTTCGATGCAGCTTAAGAAGATACGAAGTAAATCGAAATTCATGAGGAAATGGACAAAGATTATACAAAATGAAATCCGGTACCTGAAAGATGACTGCGTCATTATGCCTTTATCAAGGGATACTGATAACCTGGACAGTTTGAACGTTCTTATCGGGATTCTTGACGAGTATCACACAGCTTCCAACACAAAAATGATGGAAGTTCTAGAGTCTTCTCAAGGTCAGCAGGACCAGGGCCTTATCTTAATCATTAGTACAGCCGGATTTAAGCTGAACGGCCCCATGTATTCGCAGGAGTATCCTTATGTTGATGATATTCTAAGTGGTCGTAAGGAAAACGAAAACTATTTTGCGATTGTCTATGAACAGGATGACGAAGAGGAAATTTACGACGAAAGCACTTGGATAAAAAGCAATCCACTACTTGAGGTGGAGGGGCTACAAAAGAAAATCTTGAAAAACCTCCGCAAGAAATTGAAGGAGGCTCTTGATAAAGATGATCTAAACGGTACACTCGTAAAAAACTTTAATATATGGCAGTCTGCTTCCTCTGAAAGCTTTATCAACGGGAACGATTGGAAAAAGCGCGGTGTGGATGCTGCGCCTGACATTACAGGGAAGCCGGTTTACATAGGGATTGACTTATCACGAACAGATGATTTATCAGCCCTTGGCTTCATTTATCCGTTAGAGGATGAAAATGAGACATTTTATGTGGACAGTCACTCGTTTGTTGGAACAAAAGGTGGACTGGATAATAAAATTGAGCGTGACAAACTGGACTATCGTACTCTCGCGAAAGCCGGATACTGCACAATTACGGACAAAAAATCCGGAATCATTAATCTGCAGCAGGTTGTGGATTATATGATCAATCATATTAAAGAATTTGATTTACAAGTAAAGGGAATCTTCTTTGACCCTTACAATATCTCTTTATTCTTAAATGAAATTGAGAAATATGGCTATGAAGATGTGCTGATTGAAGTTCGTCAAGGTCCTCGCACATTATCTGAACCAACAAAAGATTTTCGTTTGAATGTATTCGACGGAAAAATCATACACAGCAAGAACCCATTACTTGATACGGCGATGCACAATGCAATGCTGAAAAAAGTGAATGATACGATTCAAATTGACAAAGCGCTATACAGGGAAAAGATTGACCCTGCAGCGGCAATGATGAACGCACATACGGGCGCTATGTACCATTACAAACAAGAGGAATTTGATTGGAACTCTTATTACGAAAGCGAAGAATTTACTCTTTAGGGAAGGAGGGGGCGCCATGAAAATCGGAAAAATAAATACCTTTTTGTTGGGAGTATGTCAGTTTATTAAGTTGAACTTGCATACTCTTTTATTTTTGGCAGGCTTGTTTGTTATCGACTATGGGGTTTTCTTTCTCCATCCAGTAGCCGGCTTTATTGTGGCAGGTCTTTTTCTCGTTCTTATTGCCTTCTTACTGAATCCAAAAGAAGAGGAAGGGAGGTGATTAAGTGGCATTCTTTCGATCGTTAGATAAGCAGAGCCCAGGAGCACGAGAGTTCAATGAAATTATTGTTGGTTTGGACGGCCTGTCTTACACGTCTGTAAGTGCAATAAAAAACAGCGATGTGTTCACTGCGATTCTTACACTATCTTCTGATATTGCGGCGTCTCCAATTATGGTTTCTCATAATGGTGTAGAAGAAAAGAACTCTGATCTATTCAGGCTGCTGAATGAGAAACCCAATGATTATTATTCGGGGTACTTTTTCAAATTCATTCTTGTGGCTAACGCACTAATGAATGGACAATCATACGCCGAAATCATCCGGGACAAAGAAGGAACGCCCTTGGAGCTTATCCATATGCGGAACAGTGAAGTCTATGCCGAGCAGCTGCAGGACCGGAATGAAATACTGTACCGGTATTATCCGTCTGGCGGCAAAGAAAGAGTTTTGAAGCCTGAAAATGTACTGCACATTAAATTTTTCAGCCTGGACGGTATAACGGGGATGAGCCCTCTTTCCAGTCTAAAGCATGAGATTGAAAGCCAAGAGGCTGGAAAACGGCTTGTTACGGATTTTTTTAGAAGAGGCGTCAATTTAAGCGGTATTGTCAACATGAAAAAAGGTCATTTGTCTCCTCAAGCAAAGGACAAGATTCGTGATGAATTTGAAAAAGCAAACTCAGGGATAAAAAATCAGCAGCGCGTGGTTGTGCTCGACGAAAATATGGAGTTCAGCCAGTTAGAAATTAATACGAAAGTGCTTGAGGTTGTTAATAATTACACGCATTCAACAAAGCAGATCGCCAAAGTGTTTGGCCTGCCCGCCCATAAGCTGGGTATTGAACAAGTCAATACATCGCTGGAACAAGCTAACCTGGACTATCTGACAAATACATTATCAAACTATTTCACGGCCATTGCCTCAGAACTGAATTTCAAAATGCTGCCGTATCCTTTAAACCTACAACTGAAATTTCAATTCGACACACGGCGATTTAGAGAAACAGACGCGAAAACAAAGCGTGAGAACGTTATTGCCTTGCTGCAAAACGGTATTTTCTCTCTCAATAATGCCCTGGCTGAGTATGGTTACGAGCCAATACCAAACGGGGACAACCGTTACATGAGTTTAAACTATGTGAACATTGATTTGATGGACGAGATTCAGAAAGCAAAAGCAAAGAGCCTGCCGATCTCGTCAGCAGGTGAAGGAGGTGAGGGGAATGTCTAAGGAAGTAGAGATTAGAACATCGCAGGAAGGGACCTTAAAAGCTCATTCAGACGATGACGGCCCAAAAGTAATTAGCGGTTATGCTTTAAAGTTCGGCACCCGCAGCCACAATTTGGGTGGTTTTATTGAAATGATTGATAAAAGGGCTCTGGATCAGACAGACATGAGCGATGTGCGGGCTTTAATTGACCATGACCCGTCCAAGATTCTTGGCCGTACGTCTGCCGGCACGCTTAAGCTTGAAGTTGATGACATTGGCTTAAGGTTTGATGTTACTTTGCCGAATACACAGTACGCATCGGATTTATACGAAAATCTGCGGGTTGGCAATATCTCGAATTGTTCTTTCGGCTTCATGCTGGGGAAGGATGGAGATAGTTTTACTCGTGACCAGGAAACCGGCCTGCCGTTGCGGAGCTTGAGAAACATTTCAAAGCTTACAGATGTGTCAGTCGTTACTTATCCGGCTTATGAAGACACTGACGTGACAATTGCAAAACGGAATTTGCAGCAGTACGAGGAAAGAAACCGGAATCCGGAAAAAGAAAAGCTGCTGCTGCAGCTGGATTTATTAAAAATGGGATTGTAAAGCACTCGAAAACCGGGTGCTTATTTTATTTGAAAAGGAGCAAACACATGTTATCTGAAAAAATTAAGGAACTAAGATCACAGATTACTCAAAAACAAACAGCCATTAATACAAAAATCACAGAAGCCCATAAACGAGCAGAAGAAGACAAGCTGGACGAAGCTACAGCTCTGAAAGGTGAAATCACTTCCATGAAAGAAGAGCTTGACGGCCTGCAGAAAAAGCTTGCGGAGTATGAAGAGTTAGCCGGGCTTAAGCCGGAGAACCCTGCACCAGCTGGGAGTAAAGAAGAAGACGACGAGGAGAAAAGATCAATGCATGGCGGAGGCTTCCGTACAATCATCAAACCAGGTAAGACAGAAGAGGTAAGAGCTTTTGAAGAGTTTTTGCGATCAAAAGGGGAAAAACGCGACGGGTTGAAATCTGATGGCGCAGAAGTGCTGATTCCTATTGATGTAATCACTAAGCCACAACAGGATCCGGAAGACGTTGTTGACCTTGGTACTATGGTAAATAACGTTTCTGTTACAACTTCATCTGGTACTTATCCAGTTCTGGAGAACGCTAGCACTCAACTCAACTCTGTAGAAGAATTAGAGAAAAACCCAGAGTTAGCGAAACCAAAGTTTAAGAAAGTGGAGTGGAAGGTTGTAACTTACCGCGGTCAATTGCCAATTTCTCAGGAGGCTATTGACGATTCGGGTGTTGACTTAACAGCTCTTGTAGCAAATTATTTGCAACAAATTGAACGGAATACACGTAATTCACGAATTGCTGCAGTTCTGCGCACATTTACAACGATGACAGTCTCAGGAACTGACGAACTTAAGAAAATTCTCAATGTGTATTTAAAACAGGCCTATAAACGTGATATTGTCGCAACTTCTTCAGCGTTCCAATTCTTAGATACGCTGAAAGATAAAAACGGTCAGTACATTTTACAGCAAAATATTTCATCCCCATCCGGAAAAGTATTGTTTGGAATACCAAACACAGTTGTAGATGATCTTGTTTTAGGTGAAAAAGACGGCGACGCGGTTATGTTTATCGGGGATTTAAAAAGGGCTGTTCTTTTTGCGAATCGATTAAAAGCCACAGCGAAATGGGTGGAAAATGATCTTTATGGACAGGTCCTTTCCCTGGCGATTCGTTTCGATGTGAAGAAAGCTGATGACAAAGCCGGCTATTTTGTCACTATCAATCAACCGACAACTAGCACAGAAGACCAGTCAGCAGTAGACGTGGGGCAATAAAAAAATAATTGGGAAGGATGATTGAAAATGGCAGAAGAATTTCTAAATAAAAGTGGAAGTGTATGGACAGCATCGGAAAAAGACACGGACGGAAAGCCGATAACACGGGTTTACCTTGGCGGAAACAGTGAAGAAAATCCTCTGTTTATCAAGGGGATGCAGGGAGAACAAGGCCCACAAGGTCCAGCAGGTCCGCAAGGCCCTAAAGGCGATCCGGGCGAACAGGGACCGAAAGGAGACACAGGCCCACAAGGTCCTCAAGGAAAGACCGGTGCCCAGGGTCCTCAGGGTGAAGCTGGCCCACAAGGTCCTAAAGGAGAAAAGGGCGATCCTGGTAAAGACGGCTTTGGGACGGAAGAGCAATACAATGAACTTGTTTCACGCATTGAAGCCTTGGAAAAAGCAGCACAAGCAAAATAATGACGTAATGGGACGCATACCGGCGTCCCTTTTTGTTTGTAAAGGAGTGTTGGAATGACGCTTGAAGAATTAAAGCTTGCGATGCGTATAGATCACAATTTTGATGATGGGTTTATCCAGCGGCTGAAAGATACTGCGGAAGATTATATCAAGGACGCCGTAACGCTTTCGCCGAACAGGGATGCTTTCTTTCAAAACAACCCTAAATTTGATACAGCTGTCATGTTCTTGGTCGGTGCCTGGTATGAACAGCGCGTATCCTCAATGGACAAGGCGTTGCAAGAAATACCTTTCGGCGTAACAAACTTTATTCAGCAATTCAGAGGGGCGTATACAGATGGACTTTAGCCGACTCAATACACGCATCACTTTTGTTACACGAAAGAACGGGAAGGACCCGGAAACCAGGGAGAATATTGTGATAAATGAGCCCTTATTTTCTTGCTGGGCTGAGATAAGAGAACAGAAGTTAAGGGAAAAGCTCACGACTGCTGGTACCTTCTTAGAAAACAGCGTCACGTTCATTATTCGCTATCAGCAAGTTAAGAAGGCGACTAATAACATGCATGTTCTTCATGATGATGAGCTTTACGAAATAAAAGACATTCTCCCGAACTCTCAGGATAAAAACCTGATCAATGTTTTTGCGGAGAAGGTGAGCTGATGGCGCGGCAAGATGACGGTATCGGCGGTATAGAAAAAGAGCTTGATAAGCTTGCAAGAAAAAATACCAGGGCAGCCAAAGCAGCCGTCCAGGCAGGCGCACAGGTTTTTGCTGAGGCGCTGGAACGTAATACGCCCCGAGGTAGAGAAAGCGACCACGATCCCCACAAAGTACACATGAAAGATAATGTGGTGTACTCAAAGGCCAAGGAAGACGGGGAGATATATGCAAGTGTGGGTTATGGGAAAGAAACAGCCTCCCGCCTGCACTTCTCTAACTTTGGAACGATCAAGCAGCCCCCGCAGCACTTCATTGAGAGGACATCAAACGAAATGGAGCAAACGGTTTTGCAGATCGTACAGCAAGTATACATGAGGGAGCTGGGACTATGATGCTTCCCATTCAGGAAGTTGAAAAGCTTTTAAGTGAAAACGAAACCCTTACTTCTCTTGTGGACAGTGACCGGATATTCCTGGTCTTTGTTCCAGAAGAAGATCAGGACATAGAAAAGGCCCCGATGATTCGCATTAACGAGCTTGAGAGCCACAGAAAAGACTATGCGGACGATAGGGCCCTAACATTTGAAGTTGATATTCAAATAGATTTATGGACTAAAACCATAAAGGACGCTCAGGCTATACAGCCTGTGATTGATCAGATCATGGCAGAGAACGACTACAAGCAATATGCGTCAGCCTTTGACCGTGACCCAGATATTGCTCTATACCGATACGCCCGGAGATACAGAGCGACCAAATTAATTGATATTCAAAAAATAAATATAGAAAAGGATGATATGAATGGCTAAGACGGGACTAAGCGGCATTAAATATGCCGAGCTTGTTGATGAAAAAGCCTCTGCTATCGTAGATATGCCGGGGGCAATTGAAGCGAAGCTGGATGTTTCTTCTGAACTATCACCCCTTTATGCAGATGATGGCATTTTTGCGGTGAAAAGTACAGGAGTCAGTGAAACAAAACTTGAGTTAAATGTCGCAGACCTTACTACCGAAATGAAAAGAACTCTTTTAGGTGTGAAGGTTGTTGATGGTATTGAAGAGTACCACAAAGATATGGAGCCGCCTTACGTGTGCATTACATGGCGTCAAAAACACCATGAGAAAGGCTATGTGTATTATGCCTTGTTAAAAGGGAAATTTGGCATCCCTTCTGTGGAAGGAAAAACGAAAGAAGATAAAGTGGACTATCAAACAGATACGATCGAAGGGCAATTCTTGCCGCGTAAATCGGACGGTCTTGTCTTCCTGATTGGTTACGATCAAAACGATGGATTCACACTTGAAAAATTCTATCAGCGTGCTTATGGGATGCTGCCAGATGGCATGACAACAGAAGAAGTAAGTGCAGATTTAGGGAAATAAAACTGGCAGCCGGACAGCGGCTGCTTTTTCTATAAATATAAGAAGGTGGTTTTTACATGATTAAAGCAGTATTGAAAGATTATGCAAATGCTGAAATTGGCGAAAACGGGGAAATTGTCTCAGTTCCTGAAAAAACATTCATTCAGCCAATTGTTACATCGCGGTTTACTTATAGAGCATTAGAAATTCATGCGCTAGCAACGGATGAGGATTCAAAAATGACCGAATATGAGGTTATGACGGATATGATGGGTCTTGTCGTGGATATTTTTAAAGGTCAATTTGACGTCGACGATATTTTGGACGGTGTTGCTTCTGAGGATTTAGGTGACTGGCTCAGAGATATTATTGACCAAGCGATGACAAAGAGTAAAAAAAAGGCTCAATTGAAGAAGAAGGCAGTGGAGTCTCAAAAATAACAGGGAAACCAATGACCTACAGGGATTATCTTAACAGAATGAAGCAGATGTATCTTGATTTGATGGAAAATGGTTACAAGCTTCATGAAATAGATGAAATGGATATACAACGCTTCTTTGATCTTGCAGCTTACAAGCATGAGGAAGAGAACAAATTGGTCCCGGCTTATCAAATATTTGGTGCTACTTTGTAAAAGGGTGTCTGTAAAGGCGCTCTTTTTGTGTTTCTAAAAAACCATAGAAGGGAGGTAACTATTTGGCGACAGAAGGCAGACCGATAGGAAATTTAGTTATTAATACCACGCTTAACGATGCCGGCGTAAACAGAGGAATAACAGGTCTTAGAAACAATCTTAAAACAGCACGAACGGCCACAAAAGCTACTGTTCAAGAGTTTAAAGCGATGGGTGATGAACTCACGGCCAGCAAAAAGAAAGTTGAAGGTTTATCAAATGAGCTTTCCATTCAAGAGAAGATTGTGGAAGAGTACCGGAAATCTTACGAGAAACAGGTTCAGTTATACGGCGAAGGCTCACAGCAGGCGCAGAAATACGCCCAGCGGCTAAATACTCAGATTCAATCGTATCATTCTCTGGAAGGTTCACTGCGGCGTGCGCAAATGCAATATCAACGATTGGAGCAAGCCCAAAGCCAGGCAAGTGAAAGCGCTGAGGGATTGACAGACAGTCAAAGAAAAATCGGTGATGCAAGTGGAGACGCTGGCGGGAAAGTGTCTAAGTTCAGTTCTTTTATCAAAGTGGGCTTGGTCGGTGCGCTGACTGCAGGCGTTGCCAGTGTCGGTGCGCTGACAGCTGCAATCGGCGGGCTTGGTGCCAAAATGGCGCTTGATACGCAGGCGGCCCAGGGCGAAATCCGGGCTCAATTAGGGCTGACGGAAAAAGAGGCTCAGAAGGTTGCAAGTTCAGCAAAAAGCTTGTGGGCTGATGGTTTCGGTGACAGCGTTGGGGAGGCTAAAAACGCACTCGTTAACGTTAAACAAAACGTGAAATCATTAAAAGGTGCAACTGATGACACGGTAAAAGAAGTCACGAAGGGCACCCTGACAATTGCCAAGGCTTTTGACCAAGATGGGAATGACATTACAAAGTCAATCAACGCAATGCAAAATTCATTTGATGGACTTTCCACTGATGCAGCAATGGACATGATCACCAGTGGTTTTCAGAAGGGCCTTGATTATTCCGGAGAGTTCTTAGATTCGATTAACGAATATTCCAATCAGTTTGCAGCTGCAGGATTCTCCACACAAAGAATGTTTTCAGTCTTTCAGGCCGGTGCTGAATCAGGGGCCTTCCAGCTGGATAAGGTTGGCGATCTGATCAAAGAAATGAACATTCGTTTATCAGATGGAACAGCAGACGAAGCCATGCAGTCACTATCAAAACACACCCAAGATTTATACGCTCAGTTTAAAAAGACTGGGAAAGGCGGCGACCTGGTTTTCTCGGCTGTTATGAAAGATATTGACGGCATGAAAAACAAAAGCGATGCCTATAAGATAGGGCAGCAAATTATGGGTACGCAGTTCGAGGATTTAGGACAAAAAGGCGTCTCTGCACTAGCTAACATAGAGAATAGCTTTTCAAATACAAGCGGAGCAACCAAAAAAGCAGGCCAGGCCCTACAAGATAATTTTGGGACAAGGCTTAAAAAGATTGGCCGTTCTGCCCTTGCATCGTTAGAGCCTATTGGAAATGGGGTCCTAAGCTTACTTGAACCGGTCATGTCTGGCTTAGAGTCTGGCATGAAAAGTCTTGAACCGACTTTTAACAATATCGCGAATGCAGGAAAGAATCTAAAGACTATTTTCTCTGGCATAATGGACGTTTTCAATGGAGATACGTCAAAAGGTGCCGATAAACTGATGGACTTTTTCCCGGTGTTAACTGTCCAAACCATCATCGACGGGATAAACAATATCAAGACTGCTTTTTCCGGATTTAAGCAGCAGGCACAGCCCATCATATCCAACATGAAGGCAAGTTTTGACGCCATGAAGCCGACCTTTTCGGCTCTTGGCACTATTGCATCCCAAGTTTTTGGAACTCTTGGTCCTCTAGTCAAACAGGCACTGGGGGGCGTGATGTCTTTCATTGGTCAACTCACGGGGCAGTGGAAGTCTTTCTGGCAGCAAAACGGTTCCGTTATTACCCAAGCCCTTCAGAATGTGTGGTCGATTGTCCAATTTGTCATGCCGGCCATACTTGCGATCATAAGTTCTGTTTGGGGGAATATAAAGGGCGTCATTACTGGAGCGATTTCAATTATCCAGGGCGTTATCCTCGTTTTTTCTGGGTTATTGACCGGGGATTTTTCGAAAATGTGGGAAGGAATTAAGAAAATATTTTCCGGCGCTATTAAAATAGTCTGGAATGCTATCCAACTTTCATTTTTCGGCAAGATTCTTGGCGGTGCCAAGGCTCTCGGCGCTGGCTTAAAGGGTATATTCCCAAAAATGTGGGGCTGGATCAAAAGTTTGTTTAAAGATGGCGCCACAAATGCCGGGAAAATGTTTAGCTTCTTGAAAGACAAAGCCATGAAAATTGTCACTGACATGAAAAGTAGCATTTCCAAGAAATTCTGGGAAATTATTGAGGGGGCTAAGGCACTCCCTAAGAAAATGGGCCAGGGCATTAAGGATATGGCTGGAAAAGCCTTAGATGGAATCAAGTATTTAGCCAATAAAATGACCAAGAAACTCGGTGGCGTCGTAAACGGCGTGATTGGCGGGGTAAACTGGGTTCTAGGGAAAATTGGTGTGGACGAAAAGAGTCAGATTCCTAAGTGGGATGTGCCACAATATGCAAAAGGAACAAGCGGACACCCAGGCGGCCCAGCTATCTTGGGGGACGGGTATAAACACGAACCGTTTATGACGCCTGACGGAAAAATTGGGATAAGCCCGAATGTCCCAACTCTTATGAATCTGCCACGTGGTACCCAGGTTATGGGCGGCGACGATGCAGAAAAAATGTTCGGTGGCAGTATCCCATTTTATAAAGACGGAACCGGTGGGAACTGGTTCACAAAGATGTGGGGAAAAGCGAAAGATATTGCTTTGGATGTGTATGATTATGTGTCCAACCCAAGTAAACTACTGAATAAGGTTCTGGAAAAGATCGGGGTGAGTGCTCCGAAAATGTCCGGCGGTTTTGGGCAAATTGCAGTCAATGGCTTTAAGTTTATCAAGGATAAAGCCATCAAGTTCATTAAAGATAAGATAGCTGACTATGGTTCTTTCGAGGGTGCAGGCGGCACTGCAGCGGTTAAAAAGTGGGTCGCTCAAGCCTTAAATATAAAAGGACTAGGGTCAGAATATGCCTCAGCGCTTGAGACAATAGCAATGAAGGAATCAGGTGGCAATCCGAATGTTGTAAATAGATGGGATTCAAACTGGAAAGCAGGGCACCCTTCCCAGGGGCTTATGCAGTTCATTCCAAGCACCTTCAACGCCAATAAGGAACCTGGTTACGGGAATATCAAAAACCCGGTACACCAAATTTTAGCGTCAATCAACTATCTCAATAGTCGATATGGGGGCATTCTGAATCATCCAGGCTTGAAGTCCATGGCACGCGGCGGCCGTTACATCGGTTACGATACAGGCGGATTGATTACGCGAGATCACATGGCCGAGGTCCATAAAGGGGAAATGCTGCTGCCGTTACGTCAATTTAGGCGCAGCCAAGCTCATAAAGTTCTCAGCCAGGCAGGTAAAATGGTTGGGTATGAGCCGGAAAGCCGGTCAAACTCAAGCGATGCAAACGCATTGAAAACCATGGTGACTTTACTGCAGCAACAAAACAGCAATCAGCAAGCCGAAATTAATCTGTTAAGCCAAACGGTAAGACTATTAACGCAGCTTGTTGCGAAAGACCCGAATGTAATACTAAGCGTCCAAGAATTAAATAAAATTCAAGACGAAGCATACAACAAGGAAAGAAACCAAAAGGGATTGCTGAACAATGTAAGCTTCTCTTAGGAGAGTGGTAGGTTGATAAACTATGATTTAATAATTGATGGCAAGTATTTAAGCGAGACGCTTCCAGGTGTCTCGCTTTCTTCATTTAGGCCGGAGGCGCCAGTGTTCGAAAGGCAGACGGCAGGAACAAACGCTCTCATTAATGGGACGATGATGCTTAAGCGGGGGAACACCGGGCGTTACACAGAAAGAAAAATCAATATAAAAGTGCTTGTGGAGGCAAACAGTTCTTATCAGTTCCAGATCAAAAGGGATGCCGTCTACAACCTTTTTGTAAAAGAGGACCCGTACTATGTAATCAATACACAGCAGCCTTATAAACGATGGCTTGTTACATGTGATGACGCATTTTCAATTTATCAAGAAAACGGTAAGAAGTATCAGGAAGTTGATATTACTTTAACGGCCATTCAGGGGCTTGCTGAGTCTTTAAATGACAGCACTGCATCTATGGAATTGAAGGACGAAAAGTTTCACTTGGGCATGAATATCCGGCGGGACTCAACCCCTGTGTTTCACTTTCAAAATAAAAATTCTTTCGTTGTGGATAACATAGGGGACGTAAAACTTGACCCGATTAACTACAATTACAACGTCGAAATGTACCTACAGGGTACTAATATTTCAATCACTAATATCACAACAAACGAAACCTTGACGTTGAACGGGAAATATTCAAAAACGGATAAGATAACGCTTTTGAAGCATCACATTTTGAAGAACTCTGCGCCTATATCCGATAGAAGTGGGCGGTTTCCGACTCTTGCAGCTGGCCAGAATCAATTTAGGATTGCGGGTGCTACCTACAGCAATATCCGATTCATTACACACTTTTATTATAAATAGGGGGTGATGCTCTTTGAATCAGATGTTTGTCCATGACATCAAAACGGGCCAAAAACATGAGCTTATTCACGTTGAACCTAAAGTGAATGATGACGTCACTGGGAAAAAGGATTTGTCTTTTTCAATTACCTTGACTGAATATAATCAGATTCCTTTCAATGCTTTAGTCGGAAGGAATTTTATTATTATCGACGAGGTTCGGTATAAAAAGCAGCAGTATTTCATTAACACGCCTACGATCAAACAGGAAGGCGCTCTGCTTACTAAAGACATAACAGCCACGCATATCTATTCCTTTAGGGCGATCAAGCATGTTGTTCACGAGACGATAGAGGGCACAAAAACTCTCAACGAAGCACTTAAGCACGCAGTGAAAGGCAGTGAAATCACATTTACAATTATGCCGGATGCGAAGGGGATCGGGGCTAAAAAGCTGGAGGGGTTCGGCAATAAAAAGACCTCTGAGCTGATGGACGAAATCATTTCTACCTTTGGGGTTGAAATCATCCCGGATAACACGCATTTATACATCTACAAAAAAGCAGGCAAAGAGATTGTAAAAAGGCTGGATAACCTTTCAAATCTAACGTCTTTACAGATCACAACAAGCGAAGATAACACGACAACACGGGTGAAAGGATACGGGAAGCTCAAGGAAGATAAAGACATCCTGGGCGATCAGTCCATTCCCTACGATTCTAAAACGGGCCCCTGGTCGTATGATAGTTCATTAAAAGCAGATTACACGAAGAAAATAGGAGCCACGTTTTCTTTCTCCTTCACAGGGACAGGCTTTAAATTTAAAACACTTGTGTCAAAGCTGGGCGGTAAATGGGAATTTAAGATAGGCGATCAGACGAAAACCATATCTGTCTATAAAGATTCAGCCCCGACAGAAAAAGAGTTTGATATCATTCGCGGCCTGGACAGTAAAACTTATAGGGTAGTGGCTACCTTTAAAGGCAGGGACAGCAATAACCCTAATACAAAAGGCACAAAGAAAGTCGATCCGGTCATGTATCTTCTGCGCGGCAACATTATCGGGGTGTACAGAACTTTTAAGAATGAGGATGAAAAGTATATCTTTCCCCCAGTCACCTATGTTCACCCGGAAGAAGAAAAGTTTCTAATCAATGGGCAGCCATCCTGGGCGGAACCGGTCACGGATGATTCAATCAAGACAAAGGATGACATGATTAAGCTGCTTAAAACCAAAGTCAATCCTTACGCAGAGGTGTCCTATGATGCCGACTATGTGGAATTGTTAGATCAGGCCTTGGCTGATATAGAAGAGCCGGTTATGGCAGGGGACACCATTCGTGTATATGCTGACACGCCTCTAAACGGAATCACATTTGATGGGAAGCTGAGAGCAACAGGGGCTTCATATAACCCATTGAGACCAGAACAGCCTTCTGACCTAACAATTGACGGGAAACGAAAAAGCCGGGTAGACATGGAAATTGAAGAGAAAAAGCGTGCAAAGAATCAGGAGCAGGCCATCAAGAATTATCAAAATCAATTGGCCACCGGGTTGGCTGAAATTACTCAGATTAAGCAGAGCTTGGCTACTGCACAACCGTCTCAGCAGACCACATATACTTTCTCTATTCAATTCTTAAATGGGGGATGGTCTGTGTCTTATGGCGAAGGCTTTGCTTCCTTGGAATCCGGCATCCTTTCTTTGAATACAGACGATGATTACACCATCCAGTATGTGACCGGTGATGCTAATTTTATTATGAAAGAGGCGGGCTACTCACTTTATGTTGATGATGTTGACGTAAACAAGATTAATATAACCCTATATAAAGATGGTAAACTCAGTGATCCTCTTGAAGTTCCAGACGGGTCGAAAGTAAAAATCCTCATAGTAGGACAAAAATAGAGGTGACTTTATGACGCTTTATTTAAACAAAAGGCACGGTGATGCCCCAAACACAAAATTATTTAGCCAGCTAGATGAAAATGCAAAGGCCACAGAACATGAGGTCAATCTTTTAGAAGGTAAATTAAAATATCATGAAAAAGCTAAGAATGCTCATACATCTTCACAGATCGCTCATGGGGGCGGACTAACTGTTTATGAAGAAATCGAAATTGCAAAAGCGCGTATACGAAACCTAATTTTAAACGCGGACGGAACCAACATAAAAGAGGTTGTGGATGCGCGCGTAGACGATGATGGTTTTGTGTATCCTGTATTGAAAGAAAGATTAGATGCAGATAAGGGAGAAATTAAGACTCAACTGGAAGCAAATAAGAACCAACTAGCAGAAATGTACAGGACGGTTGAATTAATAACCAATTCGCAGGATGCTTTAAGCTATTTGAATAATGTTGAAGCGATGACTACATTTAAGGCGCGGGAAGAAGCTTTATTCTGGCCACAATCTGCAAATATAAACGAGCTGACAAATGAAATCTATGTTGCTTCACAAGAAAATGAAGGAACAGAACTGAGAATTGAAATTCGCGATCTTGATACAGGTAGTTTCAAAGAAAGAAAATCAATCCCTATAGAATCTGGCGCATATACTGAGGGGCTGTCATTTTTTTATAATGACCAAGGTAACTTATGCTTTATCGTTAAAGCTTCAAAAATGTCTGGATATAATATTTTTAATTATGATACAGGAGAACTCTCGGATTTAATTAAAGCTAATGTAAGTAGTAAATATGCGGCTAACAAATACTATTTTGCTTCGATAACCGTAAATCAAGCCAGCATTCATGCTTATGTGTACACTTGGGAATCGATAAAGATGGGGAATCCCGTTCTATACACCGATTTTACTGTAGACTATATTCCTAACTTAGAGAAGGTACAAGGTATAACCCTAAATGATGGATTCCTATTCATGTCACACGGTAAAAGTAATGGGAGGCCGGCTATATCTGTGTACAACCTAGCTGGAGAACTTTTAAATTACTATATTTACACAAAAGACTCACTCGCTAGTGCGATCAATAAAAAGTTTTCTAACTTCATTCCGAATATTTATAACTATAACTTTGAAAATGAATCGTGCTGTGTGTACAAAGGAGATTTAGTTGCAGTTCAGGTCGTGAATAACGCCGACGTTGTTCTTGTACGGCATAATCGAATGTTGGGATATTCCTTGGATGTAAACGTAAACCAATCTCGCAAAGACACGGGATGGATGGATACAGAATTATTAAATGGTGCGACTGCCTACGTTCCAGAACGCATACCAAGAATACGGAGAATAGGAAATAAAATACGACTAGAAGCCGAACTAAAAGGCGTAACGACTATGGACACAGAGTATATAAGCTACTATCCTGAGTGGTCGCCCGATAGAGTGTTGCCCTTTACGATTCCAACATCAGGAGGGTACAATGCTGTTTGTCAAATCCAACCAAATGGGAAAGTGAAAATATTATCCACAAGACACCCTACTCCTGATGTGAATTCTTGGTACCCAATTGTTTTTGAATGGTATTTGAATTAA